TTCTGACTGACGCTTGTATTTGTAATAGAGCTTTCCGCTTTCGTCCCGATGAACAGACATCTTATCTGGTAAAAGTGGGTAAAGACTGATAACCTGCCCACTCCTATCTCGGATAATCTGGACATAGGCATTGCCCCATATCAATAGATGGGTCATCAAGGTTTCTCTAAAAACAAAGGATGACATCTCAGGGTTAGGTTCATCATGCAAAAGAAAATAAAGGGGATGTTCCACCTTTTTCTCCTTTCCAGTTGCCGTTCTCTCATAGACGTGAATAGGTAGTGAAGCTACTGCTTCAGCTAAGATACGGACACAAGCATAGACAGCAGTCGTCTGCATAGCTTTAAACTCATCCACATTCTCCCCACTGCTCGTTCGTCCAAACAGATAGGAAAAGTCCTGGCCTTCATAACTATTTCGTGGCTTATCCCTAGCACGCTTACGTCCCAGTAAATCTAGTAGTCCCATACTTCCTCCTTTTGAGTACGAAAAAAGCACCTCGATTGAAGTGCTTATCGTTTATTCTTATATGGTTTTCATCTCTCCTTCTTCAAGAAGATACCATGTTCTATCACTTTCTTGAAGTTATATCCTCAATAAGAAAAGTTTTAATGATTCCGAATGTATTCTAAAATTGCATCATAATCTAATTCTGATGAAGCTACTCCAAGTCCTAGTTTCACTACTTCATCATCAGTCTGATTTAACACAATGCCATTTAATTCTAGGAAAATAATCATGACAAAAACTCCAATTCGCTTGTTCCCATCAAGGAAGGCATGATTATTAACTAGCGAATAACAAAGTCTAGCAGCCTTTTCTTCAATACTTGGATACTTCTCAACACCAAAATAAGTACTAAAAGCTGAAGATAGTGAAGATTCTATTAAACCAACATCCCTAACACCATCTAAACCCCCAGTAGCTTGAATTAACCTAGTGTGTAATTCAATAACCTGTTCAACAGTTAATACTTTCATTTTGCCAATTCCTTAAATGCATCAAGATGGCGTGATAAAACCGAAGTCGCAACTTCATCCAAAGTTGATTGTTCAACAACCGTAGGTGTTGCCTGTTCCTCTTTAATTAGACTCTGATAGTCCACTAATACATACTTTGGTGTGTTATTTTTCAAAATTACTGCAGTACCATTCGTATCGACCATACGAGCTACCTTAGAAAAGTTTTGATTTGCTTCAGAAATAGAGACTAAGTTTTCAATATTGATTTGCATGGTAATATCCTCCTTTTCTCTATTCTACCACTTTTTAGGATATATTCAACCTATTTAGGTTGTTTTCATCCTAAAAACTCAATATTCCACGTTCATCATACACACTTCCTTCATCAGTTTGATGACGAATACAACGGTCCAGTCCCATAATGAGTGCTACAATGCCGTCAATCTTCTCGACTGACTTTTCCTTATCAGGCTTGATATTACCAGCAGGGTCTTGTCTCATGACTACGTTTTGTCCCATCCATGTGTTTTTCTACTTGAGTGAACATATCAAAGAGAAACTGGTAAAAGTCACTATCAGGCATATTGTCATTGAGAATCTTTCCAGCTGTTTCTTCTACATCAACATTATAGGGAGGGTCTGTCACAACCAAATTTGCCATTTTATCACCTAAAAGTTGGTCATATGTTTCAGCTTTCGTAGAGTCTCCACAAATCACTCGATGCTTACCAAGTTGCCAAATGTCCCCTCGTTTTGAAAAGGTGGGTTTCTTCAATTCCTCTTCTACATCAAAGTCATCATCCAACAGGTCTTTATCATGAACATTTGATAGGATGTCATCAATTTCTGGTGGTTCAAAACCAGTCAGGTCGAGATTGAAATCCGACTCCTGTAAATCCAAAAGCAAGTCCGCCAAAAGCTGGTCATCCCATTGACCTGTGATTTTATTAAGGGCAATGTTTAAGGCCTTTTCATCTTCCTTGGATAAATCGACAATGACACATTTGGCAGTTTCATAGTCCAAGTCCTTCAATACAGTCAATCGTTGATGGCCACCAATAACCGTCAAATCTTTATTGACGATGATGGGGTCAACGTAGCCAAATTTTAGTAGGCTTTGCTTAATCTTTTCATACTCCTTGTCACCCTTTTTGAGTTTTTTGCGAGGATTGTAAGAGGCCGGGTGTAGTTCAGACAATCGAAGCTCTCTAATTTCCATTGTTGGTTGACTTGTCATTGATTTCTCCTTTATAAAAGCGTGATTGAATGTAACACGAATGGCTACAAAATTTTCTATTCGGATTGGCATAAGATAAAAATGACCTGCCACAATGTTGGCAAGTCAAAGCTTCATATGCAGTTTTTGATTTATCGTGTTCGTCAGAATGAGTGGTCCACCAAACCTTACGACATCTATCCGAACAGAACTTCTTTGGTCTACCTATTTTGCGAGTTTTAAGTGCTTGATAACACTGTGGGCAACGAAGTCCATCATTCTGGTCGGCTTTTGCCATCTGCTTTGTAGCAGTACCATGACCAAGCAATACTGGATTTCGTTTACAGTATTTCTTAACTGAATCTCTAGATAGACCTGTAGCCTTTCCGATGAATCCATAGCCAAGACCTTCTGCTCGCATTTTCCAGATTTGTTTGCGTTGACTTTCGTCCATTTGTTTTCCTTTCCAGCAAAAAAGGACTAAAAACAACTATTTTCTACATTGTTTCTAGCCTTTTTCACTATTTTATTACCAAAATGACATACTTAGAAACGCTACATCCCCACATTAGAAACGTGATAACGGTGGGAACGAACGTAATAATTGAGCGATTTTAATGTACCCACTTGCGAATTTTGCGAAATCGTACGTTTGAGGGGGCGTCGGTCTTAGTCTCCCAAGGGTTTAGAGATTTCATCCCCCCCTCCCCCAAAAGGTACGAAAAAAGAGGTACGAATGAACGAAATAATTTTAAGTTTAGGTTGCATTTGTTTAACTTTTGTGGTACATTTGAATAAAAACGGAGGAACACAATATGGCTAAAACTGCAAACATCAATCTACGGATTGAACCATCGACAAAGGCACAAGCTGAAGCTCTCTTTAATAGCTTTGGTATCTCAGTCACTGATGCTATTAATATTTTTCTGAACACTTCCATCATGGAAGGAGGTTTTCCTTTCCAGATAAAGCATCCTCGCTACAACAGAGACACTGAATTAGCTATTGAAGAAGCACGTCAAATCATGGCTGGAAAACTCGAGGCACAGTCATTTAACAACGTTTCGGAACTCTTTGCTTCGCTGGATGAGGATTAAACATGTTAACCTTAGTCACCACAAACCAATTTAGGAAAGACCTCAAGCGAATTAAGAAACGTGGTCTATCATTAAGTAAACTTGAAGCTGTTCTCGAAACACTGTTAAAAGAAAAAACGCTTGACCAACGTTACCGTGACCATGCTCTGGTCGGTAACTATATTGGCTTTCGTGAGTGTCACATTGAACCTGACTGGTTACTAGTATACGCCATTGACAAAGGACAGTTAATTCTAACGGCCTCTCGAACAGGTTCTCATTCAGATTTATTCTAAGTCACCTTGCGGTGGCTTTTTTGTTAGAAATGATAGGTGTACTCGACATACCTATCGTCCGTTTTGGTCTTCCTGTCATGACAAGACTTACAAAGTGCTTGCCAGTTAGATTGATTCCAAAAGAGTTCTTGGTCACCTCTGTGGGTTGTGATATGGTCAACAACAGTTGCCTTGGTCAGTTGACCTTTGGATTTACATTGAACACAGAGTGGATAAACTTTTAAGTAACGAAGTCGTTCTTTGTTCCACTGGGCATTGTATCCTTTAGCTTTGGTTGACTTGGTATCCAGTTGGTATTTTGCTTTATGGTTCTCACAATACTTGTGTCCATAAGGTACTAGGTTAGGACAACCATTTTGTTTACAAGGTGTACTTGGTCTTCTTGGCATTTTCCCTCCAAAGAAAAAGCACAATTATTCTAGGTAATTGTACTTTACTAATCTATTTATTGCCCTACAAAACGACGTCCATTCTCTTGGAAAATTATTATCGCCCGAGCAATTGTAGGTTCTTCCATTCATGACAAATGATACATTCCACTGAGTACCATCTAAAATCTCCATCTCATTTGAATAATATTCCTTCCATTCAGACAGTTTCACACGTTTTAATTGATTAAAGAAGAAAAATAATTGGAGATTGTTATTATCTCTGCTTCTGTCTCAGGAAATTTTTGGATACTTACCAATTTTTCTTCTACGTTAATGTCAATTGAAATCATCGGCAACATGAAACTAAAAAGTGATACGGTTATAGAGGATACTTGAGGATTGGGCATATGAACACTCCTTTACTCTCTCAATTATATCACTATTTCTCCCAAGGAAGATAGGCTTTTGTGAAATGCCCAAAGCAAGTTGTCTCGGTGTAGTCTACATTCAAGAGATTAAGTTCCTTAATGATACCTCGTGGTGTTAAATCATAACGCTCACGAATCATTCCTTCCAGTTGTTTTGCTGTGTAGCGACTGGTTCCAAAAGTTTCTACATATACTGACACAGGTATTGCAACTCCAATAGCGTAGGCTAATTGTACTTCACATCGTTTCGCATACCCTTCTCGAACAATATCCTTAGCAATCTTTCGTGCCATGTATGCTGCTGAGCGGTCAACCTTGCTTGGGTCTTTTCCAGAGAAAGCACCGCCACCATGATGTGCAAAACCACCATAGGTATCGGCCACAATTTTTCGACCAGTAACTCCTGCATCCGCAAACGAACCACCAAGAACAAAACGTCCTGTCGGATTGACTAGAACTTTGAAATCTAGATTCTGACGGTAACGAAGTGCTACTGACATCATAGCTTCAGTCACAATTCGTTTCACTTTGGCAAGGTCGGCTATTTCAGTATGTTGGATGGAAACTAAAAAGGTATCAATCCGTTTCTTCTCATAGTCGTAGGATACCTGTGCTTTCGCATCCTTTCCAAGTAAGGGATGACCAAGTGACATCAGTTTCTCAAGGACTCGGGTTGCTAGAACATAAGGAAGTGGCAGGTACTCAGGTGTTTCGTCTGTCGCATAACCAAACATCATTCCTTGGTCACCAGCACCTCCATTATCTACTCCTTGTGCAATATCTGCGCTTTGGAGTCCAAGTAGGTTAGTTACCCGAACATTCTTCATACCAAGTGGCTCGACAATCTGACGAACAATGTTCTCGAGATTAAAGTAATGTCTAGTTGAAATTTCACCAGCTACCACAACTTGGTTATCCTTGATTAAGGTCTCAACTGCCACTCGACTTGATTGGTCAAACTTGAGACACTCCGTCAAAATGGCATCTGAAATCTGATCACAGATTTTATCTGGGTGTCCAACTGAAACTTGTTCACTAGAAATAATCATAATTCCTCCACGCAAAAAGCCCAACCTTTATGAGGCTAGGCTTTACTTTATTTTACTGATTTTTGGCCTGCTTCGTAGGCTCTCTCCAATGCTCTTTTGATACCCCATACCGAAACATCGTAGAAGTCTAGATTGTCGCTCCAACGTTTTTCCAAGGTTTCTACAAAAAGTTCTTCTTTTGCAATTTCTGTTAAAAGGGCATTGAGTTTTTCTGGTTGACGCTTTGTCATGGTACTGTTCTCTTCTTCTTTTGTTGTGTACATATTAACTCTAAAAAGGAGATATATCCAGTCATTTCTGCATAAATTTAAAGATATTTTAAACAGTTAAAACCAGCAAAACCGCCTCAAGAATGGCTTCACGTTCTTCTGTTTCAGGATAGAGTTCCCATCCTCTGTCGTAAGAAACGATTGTTTCTTCAGCTACTTCAATATCTAATTTGAAAACACATCCAAGGTCAATTCCAACTTCTGAAGGTTGGGGACTAACCTTGGCAATGTAATCCACTTTTTGTCCTTGATAATCAATCCGTCCGTCAGTCCACATGGTTATTCTCCTTTGGTTTTTCTAGGTGTATATTACCCTATCAGCCAAAGAATATCCAGTCATTTGAGGGAGATTTTTATCTTTTTTGACATCTTAAGTATATCACAGGTCTAGGTTGAAAATCAGTACTAAACCAGTACAAATTTAGTGCTAATTTAGTACCAATTTAGTGCACTCAACCATCACTAGATAGGGATGTGATAATCTTCCACCTTAAGTTCAAGACTTTTTGAAGTCCAACGATAACACTTGCGTAATTGTTTTAGAATCTTACGCCTACGATAAGCAAGTGTTGAATGACTGATTTCATAAATCTCTTCTAGTTCAGTCCAACTCTTGCCTAAGTAAATTAAATCCTTGGCTAATGGCTTCAAATCCTCAGGTATTAGCTCCATAACGAACTCAAAGTAGTAAAGATCCATTTTTAAGCAGTAGTAGGTATTAAGCAAACTACTAAGGTACTCTTGATTTTCTTGTTCTTGTTTTTCTCTAAAACTAAGAGAAATCAGCTCACTACGACCATGGTTTTTACTTTTCTTGACCTTTTCATGCTCTGACTTCTCAAATACCAGTGACTGAATCACACTATTCTCTGAGATAGGTCGATAGTTGAGCAATTTCTCCTGAACTAAATGTAACTTCATTTTCATGTCACGATAGTTTTTAGCTATATATTCCACCTTATCCATCTGCCCCTCCTACTTGTGCTTTAACAGCTTCAATCAGCCGTTCTTGTTGTGCATCTTTGTTTCCTAGTGCCTTGAGGATTTCCTCATCAATCGTTCCTTCAGTCACAATGTGTTGGATAACAACAGTCTCAGACTCTTGCCCCTGTCGCCAAAGCCGTGCATTTGTTTGTTGGTATAATTCCAAAGACCACGTTAAACCAAACCAGACCAAGTGGTGACCGCCTTTTTGAAGGTTCAAACCATGACCTGCTCCAGCTGGATGAAGTAAGCCAACTGGAACATTACCTTTATTCCATTCACGAATATCTTCTTCTGTTTTCAACACCCGACTCTTTACCTTGAGTTTTTCTAAACGACCAATAATCCGAGCTAAGTCATGTTTGAACCAATAGGCAACTAAGACAGGTTCTCCATTTGCGGATTCAAGGATATCTTCAAGGGAATCTAGTTTCTGTTCATGAAGTGGCACAACCGTATGATCATCAGAATATACAGCACCATTAGATAACTGAACTAACTTGTTCGTAAGGCTTGCAGCATTGGCAGCAGTTACTTCTAGTCCATCTAACTCTGACAATACATACTCTTTCTTAAACTGACTGTACTTTTCTTTTTCCTTTTCTGACATACGCACCAGTTTCTTGGTTGAAATCAATTCAGGCATATCCAGATAATCTAGTGCCTTCATGGAAATGGTAATATCACTAATCTTGTCTTGGATTTGACACCCCGCATAGTCCATGGGGATGTATTCATAGACAATATTGCCATTGCGACGACCTTCTTCAAAGTAGCGACTACGAAACTCACCGATGAATCGACCAAGTCGTTCTCCCCCGTCAATGACCTTGAACTCTGCGAACAAGTCCATCAGTCCATTAGAACTCGGTGTTCCTGTTAGTCCAACCACTCGCTTCATGTAAGGTCGCATAGCCATGAAGGCTTTGAAACGTTTGGACTGCCAAGACTTGAAAGAACTCAATTCATCAATCACTACCATATCCCACTTGAAATAGGGACTACATTGTTCTACCAACCAAGGGAGGTTTTCACGATTGACAATATAGATGTCCGCATCTTTCTGAAGGGCTACTTTTCGTTGCTTGGGAGTACCCACAATTTTCGAATACCGTAAATGACGCAACTCAGCCCATTGCTCAATCTCATCACTCCATACTGTATTTGCGACCCGAAGTGGGGCAATAACCAAAACCTTTGTGACTTCAAATCGGTCAAACATCAGCTCATTTACTGCAGACAAGGTTGTAGCTGTCTTTCCCATCCCCATGTCTAGGATGACTGCTGCATGAGGGTGACCTATGATGAAGTCCTTAGCGACTACCTGATAGTTATGTAATGTCAATTTCATCTAGCACTTCTCCAATCATCTCAATGCGGTCAATGACATAGACCTTAAAGCCTAATCGCTCGAACAGTTTATGCCTTGACACTTGTAGCTCCCTTGGCTTATGGTCAGGAGACTTCACTTCTACCAAGCCAAACTTACCTTTAGGTAAAAACACCAAACGATCTGGTACACCAGAAAAAGATGGCGATACCCATTTAGGACAAATGCCTCCTCTAGCTTTCACAGACTTCACCAAGGCTTGCTCAACGTACTTTTCTCTCATCGTTCTAAATCCTTTCGTCAAATTGAAGTGTGTAGGTCTAGTGCAGTCATTTCCAAAACTCCTCTTATAGGCTTTTTTATAGTAATTTTTGCTTATAGGATAGTTTTAGAAAAGACCATAATAGACCTACACAAAATCAAAAAATGTCACTCATGCTGGTCGTTTTAATCATTTATCTGAAGTCTCATTCAAAATAAGTTCCAACCATTCAGTCAACGACCTACACACCTAAAATAATCAAATACCTCTATTGTGGAGATCTGTTGACTAAAAATGCTGGTCATTAATCTAAGAAATCATAACCATCCTCTACCAATTTCAAACCAAGAATGAGATTACCTTTACTAGTCCGTTTTCGTTTAAAACCTGCCTGATCAAGAGCAGAATAAAAATCGGTCGTACTGCGTGTATACTCCATGTTTTTGGCGCAATAGGCACGATACTGACTGTATAGTTCTCCTGATTTTTCTGACAACTGGTCGCAAACTTGACAACAGTCACTAAGGAAGTGTCCTAACCAATCATTTGCTTCTCGGTAGGCTTTGACGGAAGCTGATACGGCAGCTGGTACATTTGTTTTGAAGTTCGCTTTGATGGCTTTTTCTGCACCTTCGATAATCCAAGACATGATGGCTGGTGCTGCATTGTCATACAAATGGTCCGCAAAGTTTTTGATGTCAGAGCGACCAGTTATTTTGGCATTAAAGGGAATAACAACCAAACGTCGCCAAGTTCCATCATCGTTCGCTCCTACTTTAGGCAGGTGGTTGGTGTAAAGAACAAGCGTATGAGACGGCACAAAGTGGAATGGATCCTTGTACTTCTTCTCTGCTTGGATTTCATCTGTTGAGGTAATTTGCTTAACAACGGCTGTATTGAGTCGCATCCCCTCTGCCATTTCAGAAGCAATGACCAGACGTTTGCCTTTAAGCTCAGCAAGCTCAGGACTGACATTTCGCTTGTTAGACATAGTTAAAGCATCCGCAGATAATTTACCTGAATAGCTTCCTAGCACACGAGCGATGGTATTCCAAAAAGTAGACTTGCCGTTCGCTCCGCCTCCATAGGCAATAATCATGTGTTCCTGATAGACCTTACCGATAGCAGCCATACCAATAATTTCTTGAACATAATCAATTAATTCTTGGTCATTACAAAAAAAGGTAGCTAGCGTTTCCTGCCATAATCCCATTCCCTGATCACTAGGGGAGACTGCGGTTATTTTTGTTATGTAATCTTCAGGATTGTGTTCCTGTTGCCCATTTATTCCTTTTCGTAAATCATAGGTAGCCCCAGGGGTATTGAGTAATAAGTCATCACTATCTAATTCTGACAATTCTACTGAAAGCATTGGTTTAGCTGTATTATAGACAGCCATCAAATTCTTATAGTCACGATGTTTCATAACAAATTTATGGAACTCTTTAGCTGCAAGATAAGCTTTTAAATAATTCAATTGAAGTGGAGTTTCGACTGCATTTTCTAGACGCTTTCCTCCAGCCTTAATGGTCAATTCATCAATACCTGAAGACTGAAGTTGCTTATCTGCAGATTCCAAGAGTGCATTCGCTTCAGCAAGTTGTTCATCGGTAAAGTGTACAACAGCACCTAATGCCAACTGCTTATTTTCACGCCAGTGAGTTCCGTCATAGTAAAGATAGTCAGTTGCGTTGGTGTAGGCCAGCTTATTAGCATATTCTCTAGCAAGCACACCAGCCTCGCCTACATCTGAGTAATCATCTGGTTTTAATGTTTCTCTATTGTAAGCATCTGGAGCCACGTAGCCTTTGGATGTTTTTATAGTTCTATTGTAGAATCTGACTGCACTTCCCCAGATGGTATCTAACTCTGTTTTATCAAGTGGCGGTACACATTTCTGAGCCTGTTCATCAAAACCATCCCTAGCTTCTTGGGTCACGCCTAACCGTTTGAGAATTCTCGCAGCAAAGACTGACATCGTTGAATTACGACTTCCTTGCTGGATTGGTCCACTGGAAGGAGTATAGAAGTCTGCATCGAAATCTTCCTCGTCATCTATAGACACAGCTTGAAACAAATCTTCATCAATAGTTAGCCATGAATCATGCCATATAACCTGTGCATTGGGATTTCCAAAGAAGAACCTTGCCGCATCCTTGGCATTATCATCAAAAAACTTGTATTGATTACAGAGTTCTTCCTTCATGGCTACGTAGACATCTTTATCAGTTACCTCATTGATTTGGAAATAGATGTGAAACTTTGGTCGAGCTGCTTTACCGCCCTTTGTCTGCAGATGACTTCTACTAGTGACCAAGGCAAAATTGTAATCCGCAAACACCTCACTTAGCTTTTCTACTGTTATCCACTCATCTGAATTTTCAGAATGGTCATTATCAATATCCATGACCAAAACGTTCGACTGGATGAAATTGGTATTTGAGCGTGTATTGTTTAAAAACAGCCCTGCCACATGGTCGAATTGCACAACAGTTTGTAGCGATATTTCATCAGTAATAGTTACTTGATTGGGATAAACCGTGGTTGTCTGAACCCCAGTCTGTCCAGAATGAGATAAGGTAAATTGCATTATGCGCCCTCCAAATGTAGTTAATGATATGAGGAGATTTTTCCCTCCTACCTTATTAGGTAGAACTACGACTCATTTTTCCGTCTCTTAATAAAATTTTTTTCAAAAAAATAATCTTCCTTTATATAGCTAGAGGAAGATTATTTTCATGTATAACAAATTAAAAAAATTTTATAAAAAAGCGGAAAATTACATCCTAGTATTACCTATATAGGTGTAAGGGATGAAAAACATCGATTCAAAAAATTTTTAATAAAAACCGGAATTTCTGTTCACATCTCTACCTAATAAGATAGGAGGTCACAAAATGACTCAAGAAATAACTGTGAATCACAATGATGAACTGGTCGATACACTTACCGCCATCAGCGTCATCTCAAAGCAACTCGCTCGTAAAATAAAGGAGGAAGAAATCAATGAGCAAAATGAAAGAACTGAATAGACTGATTCATGATATGGAAGAAACCGCAAAGTACTACCTTCGATTGGTAGATGAATTCAAGAAACTCCTCTCTTCTGAGGAAGAAACGGTAATAAAACCTGATCAATCTAAACCAGAACCACAAAAGGAAATTCAATTGGAGGATGTCCGTGCTGTACTTGCCACGAAAGCAAAAGATGGTTATAAGAACGAGGTTCGTGCTCTTCTAAATGCTTACGGTGCTTCTTCACTCTCAGCACTTGACCCAAAACACTTTGCGGCAGTACTTGAAGAAGCTGGAGGGATTGGTAATGACTAATCATGCCACACTATCCGCCTCTTCTTCACACCGTTGGTTGAACTGCCCACCATCTGTTCGCCTCACCGAAGATTTACCAGACACAACTTCTGATTTTGCTATCGAAGGCACTGACGCTCACGAGTTGTGTGCTTATCTAGTCGAGAAAGCTTTAGGGAGGAATGCGCGTGATCCAACTGAAGATTTAGCATTTTATAACGATGAAATGCAGGAATGTGCAGAAGAATATCGCAACTATGTCATGGAACAAGTCGAGAAAGCAAAAGGCTACTCCCGTGACCCTACAGTTCTTGTCGAACAACGACTTGACTTTTCCAAGTGGGTTCCTGAAGGTTTTGGAACTGGGGACTGCCTCATCGTGGCAGACGGACTTCTTCAGGTAATTGATTACAAGCACGGGCTTGGTGTTCTAGTTGATGCAGTCCATAACCCACAAATGATGTGTTATGCACTTGGTGCTCTTGAGATGTTTGGTGGACTTTATGATTTCGATACAGTTACCATGACAATCTTTCAATCACGAAAACATAACATTTCTACTTTTGAGATAGAAAAGACTGAGTTGCTTAAATGGGCTGAAAACGTGCTCACTCCAAAAGCTGAACTTGCATTCAAAGGTGAGGGGGATATGCAGTCTGGTAAACACTGCCAATTCTGTAAACTAAAGAATATCTGTCGCAAACGTGCGGAGGATAATTTAGCTCTTGCCAAGATGAAGTTTGCGAATCCAGCTACCCTTGATAACGAGGATATTGCAAAGATTTTACCTAAGCTAGATTTGTTGATTTCATGGGCAAACGACATCAAAGCTTATGCTTTAAATCAAGCAACAGATGGACATCCTATCCCAGGATACAAACTGGTCGAAGGTCGCTCTGTTCGTAAATTCTCAGATGAGTCAGCCGTTAGCCAAGCTGTGATGGAAGCTGGTTTTGACCCTTATGAGAAGAAACTTCTAACCATTACAGCCATGACAAAATTACTTGGCAAGAAAACCTTTATTGACTTACTTGGTGGTTTCGTAATAAAACCAACTGGTAAACCAACACTCGTTCCAATTGACGATAGCCGTCAAGAGATGAACCTAGCAAAAAATGAATTTAAAGAGGATTAACTATATGACAACAAAAGTAATTACAGGACCAAACACTCGCTTCAGCTACTTAAATGCCAACGAACCAAAATCTATCAATGGTAGCACTCCCAAGTATAGCGCCTCACTCATCATCCCAAAAGATGATACAGTCACCATTAACAAAATCAAGGCTGCTATTGAGCAAGCATACAAAGAAGGTGAGTCAAAACTCAAGGGCAACGGTAAATCTGTACCTGCATTATCCACTCTAAAAACTCCGCTTCGTGATGGTGACCTTGAACGCCCTGATGATGAAGCATACAAAAATGCTTACTTCGTAAATGCCAACTCTCCTCATAAACCTGGTGTGGTTGATGGCAATCGTCAAGAAATCATTGATACTTCCGAATTGTACTCTGGTATCTATGGTCGCGCTTCTATCACCTTCTATGCTTTCAATTCGAATGGTAATAAAGGTATTGCTTGCGGTTTGAATAACTTGCAAAAATTGCGTGACGGTGAACCCCTTGGTGGACGCACTCGTGCTGAGGATGATTTTGCGACAGAAGACGATGATGACTTTTTGAACTAGAATTGGAGAATGAGATTGATGTTGTATACTATTTTAACTTGTACTATTATGGGACTCTGGGTGCTTATCGGACTATACTTCGGCTATATGACCATTAGAGATGACATTCGAAATGAAATGGAACGAAAGGCAAAGCAAAATCAAGAAAAACTTAGCCAAACACCTCTCAGTCGAAAAAATAAATAGAACTTTAGGTGGCAGTACTTCTGTCACCTTTTTTCAGAAAGGACGTACTATGCCAATTAGAGAACTCAGCATTGACATCGAAACATATTGTGCAATTGACTTACGAAAATCTGGTGTATATCGCTATGCGGAAGATGACAGTTTTGAACTCCTTTTGTTTGCAGTTTCTGTCGATAATGGACCAGTAACTATTTACGACTTAACTAAAGAGAAATTACCACAAGATATCCTTGAGGCCTTGGTAGACGATAGTGTCATTAAATGGGCTTTCAACGCTTCATTTGAGCGAATTTGCCTATCCAACTGGCTCAAGAAATATCATCCTGAATTCTTATCAGATGGATTTCTCTCGCCTAATTCATGGCGATGTAGCATGATTTGGTCAGCCTATCTAGGACTTCCCCTCTCCCTTGAAGGAGTTGGAACAGTTCTCAAACTCAAAGACAAAAAGATGAGAGAGGGGGCTGACCTCATTCGCTACTTCTGCGTGCCTTGTAAGCCTACCAAAGTCAATGGGGGACGAATTCGTAACCTCCCTCGTCACGCGCCTGACAAGTGGTCTACCTTTATCGATTACAACAAACGTGATGTTGAGGTCGAATTGGCTATCAAGGAACGACTGAAAAACTTCCCAGTACCTGATTTTGTTTGGGATGAATACCTCCAGGATCAGATTATCAATGACCGTGGTATTGGCATAGATGTTGACTTTGTAAAAGCCGCTATAAAAATAGACGGCGAGAGCAAAGCCAAAATTCAAACAGAGTTAAAAGCCTTAACAGGTCTTGAAAATCCCAACTCTGTTCTGCAGATGATTAGTTGGTTACGAGAGCACGGAGTAACCACTGATTCTCTAGATAAAAAAGCTGTGAAAGAACTCCTCAAAACGGTAGATGAAACAACTGCTCAAGTTCTCAAACTTCGTCAGCAAGCTGCTAAATCAAGTGTATCTAAATACCAAGCCATGATGAACTGTGTTTGTAAGGATGGTCGTGCAAGAGGAATGTTTCAATTTTACGGAGCTAACCGTACAGGTCGATGGGCTGGCCGTTTGGTACAGCTTCAGAATCTACCTCAGAACCATCTTCCTGACCTTGAGGAAGCGAGAGAACTTTTTAGAAAAGGTGACTTAGAATCTACTGAGCTACTCTACGATACTCAGGATACCTTATCACAACTTATTCGTACTGCTTTCGTTCCAAGTGAAGGAAAGAAATTCATTGTTTGCGACTTTTCAGCTATCGAAGCTCGTGTACTCTCCCACTTAGCTGGAGAGAGATGGCGCAGTAAAGTATTTGAACAAGGAAATGACATCTACTGTATGTCCGCGTCTCATATGTTTGGAGTACCAGTTGAAAAGCATGGACAAAATTCCGAACTCAGACAAAAAGGAAAAATTGCGGAGCTTGCTTGTGGCTATGGCGGTTCGGTTGGTGCACTCAAAGCCATGGGTGCCATTGATATGGGACTATCAGAGGACGAACTCCAACCACTAGTGAACTCATGGCGACTAGCTAATCCGAATATCGTTCTCTATTGGTGGGATGTCGATAATGCTGTAAAGACTGCTGTAAAGGAACTAATTCCAACATCAACTCACGGTATTCAATTTGAAGTTAAAAGTGGCATTTTATTCATCACCCTACCATCTGGTCGTAAACTATCATATATCAAACCAAGAATTGGCGATAACCAGTTCGGCGGAGAGTCTGTCACCTATGAGGGTACTGGAACTGCTAAACGATGGGAGAGACTGGAAAGCTACGGTCCAAAGTTTGTCGAGAATATTGTCCAAGCCATTAGCCGTGACATCCTTGCCTATTCTATAAAACAACTGAAATCGTTCCAGATTGTTGGCCATGTTCACGATGAGGTCATTATCGAATGTGACATGGAACAAAGACTTGATGAGATTGCATCGTTGATGGGAATTGCACCAGACTGGATATCTGATATTAACCTTAGAGCTGATGGTTATGAATGTTCCTTTTACCAAAAGGATTAGACAAAAAAAGGTTCATTACCTGTTTGGGTAGTGAACCGTTTTTCTTATTCATTTTCTTTGTAGGCTTTTTCTAACTCAATAAGCTCCAGACAAAATTCTTTAGTTCTCTCATTAATCTGAGGCTTATTTTTTCCATCCACTTTTACAGAACGAATGATGGAACATCTTGATTTGATTGCTTCTCTTTTAGGACGTAAAAAGTTTAATTCATTCATCAACAAATCAAAATATTTAGGGTCGGTTGTTCTTACGCCTTCCATATTCAATAGTTTTCTGTGTTTTGGAGGTACAGGCAGCATATTATTTAACATCAATGTCGCTATCTGTTCATTATTATCATCGTAAATCGGCATTACTACAAATGAAGACCGCTTCTTTTTAGAACTCAAGGGAACAAAATAATCAACATTATCAATAGACAACATCACACCAATATATGGTCTAGATTTTCCTTTTCGACCAATAAATTCTTTATTATGTGGAACTCTTCCATCAATCTGACGGAGTATATTTAGATAATTAGTATCAATTTGATAAAATTTCATTTCATGCATAGTTGATATTACACTCACTTACAAAAATAGGGTTGCCCGTCGACAACCCTTTTAAAATTTCCAGTAAGGCACGGAATCTCCAAAATTAAAACTTCCAGTAAGGCACGGAATCTCCAAAATTAAAACTTCCAGTAAGGCACGGAATCTCCTGACGAGTATTTTCTTTTTAGAGTCGGTATTACTCTCCGACTACTTCTATTTAAATTATACCAAAAACATCGCTAGTGTCAAATATAAACACTATTTCGGATTTAATTCCTTCAATAAGGCTGCCACCAGAGCACGAGCTTTCGGCAAACGATAGAAACCAGTAGAACGTTTAACACCAATCCTAGCGAACACATCCTCAATGCTCTCATCAAACTCTTTGGCGAGTAAGCCCAAAGTGATATCATACAAGTCCTTATCTGCTTGCCTTACTTTTTCAAGTAAAACTTGTAGCATTTCTGCGAACATGAACTCTTCCAATTCTTTAGTAGAACTGTGAAAACTGGATTCATCTGTATCTATCCATGATTCGTATGAAATGATTTCCTTAATATTCTTAGACTTCCGTGTACGGAATTCACTTAAGAAGTTCTCAACTGCATCTTTGTAGATACGTTCCGTTTGAGTATACTCTTCAGGATAGACTGGAATAAAAGCAACCAAAACATAAACATTCAGCTGTTTAGCCGGTCTCCAAGACCGAAGGGTCTCTCTTTTAAGGTGCATATCCTCAATCACTTGTTGGTTCTCAACTAGCATAGGAGCTAGCACCTGTCCCTCTAAAAGTCCCACTTCTAGCGAGCATTCCTGCTTTTGACATTCGTTATAAATATTGTCCTTGTTTGTCATGTTTTCCACTTTCTGTCTTAAGCAGAGAAACGTGACAAGACAAAGAACTATTAAAAAGATTTTCTGACCACATCAGCAATTCCTCTGCTAGCTCATGGTCAACTGACTTTACAAGCTGAACTGCACACCTAACTTGTACTCTTAAAGTCACGGTAAATCAGTTTCACTCATTTACAAAGTATCATCATTAGGCAACAACTATCTCAAATTACCTATTAGCGCTATTCGGTAATCAAGATTTTTTACATTCGCAAACTTTTTTATGCGTTCGCAAATATTTTTTCGAACATCGTAATCCTATCATGGTATAATAAGACTAATCACTAACGATTACTTTGTTCGACTCTATTGTATTAAATGAGATTTTGAATTAGGGGACAGTTTAGTACAGTACGGTACAACTTGGTACAAAAATGAAAAGGAGAACATCACTTGGATTTTCCCACCTATTTTAGAATTCTGAAAAAATATCTTGGAGATGGCGCGACTATACCAGAGTTTTTTCGAGAACTCATTGAAATGATTACTGATGATGACGCTGAAGATGTCATTAGTGCTTCTGGTATTACATCTAACAAAGCAGATAGTACGCTTATCTCTTATACCAAGCCCCAGAGAGGTATTACACAGAGAATGGCAAATCAATTGCTCTATCGGGTAAATTCAGCTAATATGACGGAGTCTATTGAAAGTAGACCAGATGAAACTATCCAGTTACTAGCCGATGAATTTCATTCTTATTATCCTGATATTACTGCTGAAAATGCCTCACAAAGAATTCCAGAAATTTTCGTTGACTTCATTAGAGTTAAAGCAGGGATGGGAATCTCAACCACAGCCCAAAAAGCTACATTCGTTAACCAATCAAATCAACTCAAAAAACAATATGGACAATTCTTATTGACGGAAGCAAATAACTGTTGTGCCTTCCCAGGGTGTGATAGACCACTCATTCTAACCAGTGGCAACTTAGCCACAGAAAACTACGAGGTTTCAGTAATTGAAAAAGATAAGGACGCTGAACCACTAAATCTGATAGCCCTCTGCCCAGATTGTTTTTTAACTTATCAAGCAGATAATCGCAAAAAAACTGTAATAGCATTAAAAAATGTTAAAAAGATTCTAGTATCCACACATAACAGTCAACGACCAATTTCTGACTTGAAGTTAGATAATGGAATTGTCGCTGTTTTGACTGGCCTCAATAAACTCAAATTTGATGAATATGACATCTCCTATGACCCGAAGCAATTGACTGATAAGATATCGCCTGAGAATAATCGTACGCTCTATCAAATGGTTAAAAACCAAGTTATTGATAACTACTTAACCATTCAAAAAATCATCGTAAATTTGGACAAACAAGGAAAAATTGATTACGAGGAAATTCAATACCAAATGCGATCAATGTATAAAAAGTTAAAGGCTACCAAGCATGATAATCTAGCGATTTTCAATACTATTTCGGAAAAACTCCATAAAGCTACACTACAGGACATCTACTTCTGCCAGATGATTGTCTCTTACTTTATCCAAAAATGTGAGGTACTTGAATAATGCAATTACCAAATAAACTTTACTCCTATCAAAAAAGCACTCTGGCCTATTTACCTAAAGTGCTAAATGAAATTAAAAGTGGAAACTCAAACGTCAAGGATATCTTTCACGCTATCTCAGAAGAGTTGGATGATCCTACAGATTTCCTATCCATAATGGATTGCTTGTATGCATTGAACGCCATTGAAATGTCTAATGAAGGAGAGGTAAATTTATGCTTATAGAAATGTGGTCGCCCGTCTTTAAGAAGAATGGGCAAACTCGGAAACCAGTTCGATTTCATCCAGGATTGAATGTTATCATGGGTATGGATTTAGCTGATAACTCTATCGGAAAATCCTCCTCCCTATTAGTCATTGATTTCATTTTTGGAGGTAATAGCTATCAAAAATCTATCGCCGTTAAGAAATTAGGCGATCATCCTATCTATTTCTGCTTTCAATTTGAGAAAAAGTTTTATTTTTCAAGAGATACAGCAACTCCAGACATCATCACATATTGTAACGATGATTATTCTCCAACTGGCGAAACAATGCCCCTGGAAAACTTTCTGAACAAACTTAAGAAACGGTATCATTTAGATTCTCCAGAATTATCATTCCGATTAGCTATGAGTGGGTTCTTTAGGATTGCAGGAAAAAACAATCAGAATACCGATTTCCCCTTACAAGTTTATTCGAGCCAAAAATCTTCTGAATCTATTACCACTCTCATCCAGCTTTTTAATTTGTACGATAACATAGCACGATACAAAGAACGCCTGAAGGATAAGAGCGACCAGTTAACAACATTTCGTAATGCTCGAAAATATGCCTTCATCTCTAACTTAGTGGGTGGTAAAAAGCAATTTGAAGCGAATGTCTCAGAAATAAAAAGATTGGAATATGATTTATCACACCTCCAAGATACTCATCAAGATAAAATTGACTCTGATGATATTGAAAAAAATCAACAAAAAATCCAACTTAGAAATACTAAGCTGGAGCTAGAAAACAGTCTTCGAGATAAGCAAAGACGCCTTAAACTATTGGATATCAGTATCGAATTTGGTTTATATCCTACTGAATCTGACTTAACAGAGCTTCAACGTTATTTCCCTGATACTAACCTCAAAAAATTATATGAAGTTGAAGCCTATCATAAGAAATTGGCAACTATTTTGGATTCCGAATTCTCAACCGAACGTGAAACGCTAAGTCTTGAGATCAAGGGATTAGAAAGTCAACTGACAGTTTTAAACAGGGAACTTCAAGAACTAGGAAGCATCCCAAATCTTTCAACTGAGTTCTTAGAAAACTACTCTAAACTAACAGTAATGATCAATGCACTCAAAGAGCAAAACGGAGCCTATCTGAAAGAGTCTGCTTTATCAAAAGAAAAGTCAGAAGCAGACTCTGACTTGAAGCGTAGCACCGAAGATATTCTAATAGAGTTAGAAGGAAAAATCAATACTAAAATGCGAGAGTTCAATAATGTCCTCTACCCAGATATTCGCAAAGCTCCTCAAATTAACCTCAAAGCTCACAACAGCTACTCCTTCTATACCCCAGATGATGATGGTACAGGAACTAAGTTCAAAGGGATGATTTTATTTGACCTAACCATGCTCTATCTCACTAACCTGCCAGCACTGGCACACGACTCATTACTCTTGAGTAATATTAGCTACCAAGCGACTGAGGCACTTTTGAAGCTGTATGATCGATCAAAGTCATTGAACAAACAAGTTTTTTTAGCCTTTGATAAAGCTAGCTCTTATTCTCCAGAAGCTAATAAGCTCTTGTCAGAAAATACTGTACTGAGACTCTCTAGTAACGGAAATGAACTCTACGGTATTTCATGGAACAAAGGAGAAAATTCAGATGAGATTTAG